TGAAAATATTGATATACAAAAAATAAATGCAAGTGAACTTATTTCGATTGTTTCTATTAGTTTTCTATTCATTAAAATAGTCTCATAGATGATGCAAAATACATCGTAATGAATGGTAGTAAGAACGGAAAGGTCATTAAAATTGAAAATTCTAATATATCCTTTGCTCTATGAAAATTGGTTCGAGTTTTTTTAACCATTGTGGTCATATTTTTCCTAAATTGAGTTATAAGTATTGTGTATAATTAGATATAATCATATCTTATACGAACTTATTTAGACAAACTGAAATCCTAATGGATTTTCTTTTTATCTTTGGGTGGGATTGCTGATTCAAAAGAGGAATCAGTCTCATTCAAAAATTCAGCTTCCAGTTCATCTAAAAATTCTTCTTCTAGTCTTGATAGATGTTCTAAGTCATATAGAGACTTTATTCTCTTATCAGTTTCGTTTCTAACACTAACTGAATCATCCTTTATCAATTTATTTACAAGAGGTATTGAACCGTTTTCAATCATTGTTAACCATTGGACTGATGCATCATCATATAAGGGTACTACTTGAGTATTAAGTGTGTTTCTATGAAGAATCATCTCTTCAGGAATTGTAACAACAGTATCAGAAGTTAGAGGAGAATAAGGATAGAATGTTGCTAAAGTTTTTCCTCTCTGTGTTACAGATAAATGACATACCATAGGACAAGTTATTTCAACAAAATCACTAAACTGTTTAGTCATTCCAACAACCTCTTGTCCTGTATCAAGTTTTAATATCTCGTATTTGTTGGGTGAATTTAAATCTGATGGTCTTGTCATTACTTTAAATCGAATTGTTGTATGTTATAAGAAAATTGTTCTTCGTTATAGATATTTATGCGTTCTTTGAAGTGATTGAGGGTGTAATTCTCACATTGTAAATCATCAGAGATATCAAATAATCGCATCTTTGTTTTACCAGTAGTCTTACGAAGTCCTCTACCTATAGATTGAAGGTTTCTAATTCGACTTTTACTTGGGGATGCGAAGACTACATTATCAATCTTTTTTATATTAATACCAGTAGAAAAAGTTCCGTATGACGCCAGTATGACATTATTTTTCTTCTTAGAGTTTTCAACAATCTCTCTGACTGTCTCTCTATCTTCCGTATCAGTTCCACCGTGAACATAATGCAATGTTCCATTCATTCTACCGACCATAGGATTAAACATTTCCCACAATGGTTGTCCGTGTTTTTCTATGTATTGAAATAACACCAGTGTATTACCTCTTAGAGAACCAACAAGATTAGTTATAAATTGGTTTCTACTATCACTTCCTACGAGATAATCCATCTCTTCTTGGTATGTCATTTTCTTCTGTTTAGTATGACGAAGTATGACACAATCAATTTTTAGATTTGCAATTGTTCCTTCATCCATCAACTCTTTTGTGGTTATGACCTTTTTAACTGGGCCAAACAAACCTTCTAATTGTAGTCTATGAACCTCCGACCCGTCCAATGTTCCAGTAGTTCCAATACGAATTGCAGTGGTCTTCATCTTCTCCAAGATACCTTTAAGTGTTTGTGCTTTAAATAAATGCGCTTCGTCTCCTATAACTACATCAAAAGACTGTAACACTTCTTTAGGTGCTTTTGCAAAAGACTGCCAAGTTGTAACTGTTATCGGTGCATCAAAAACTTCTTGACCGTGATATATCTTACAGACTGGTTCATCATAACCATATTCAACAAAATCCTTTGTCATCTGTTCCACTAACGATGTGGTAGGAACAATAACTATTGTTTTCTTATCGTAGTATCTTGCAAGTAAATATATGATTAATGATTTACCACTTGCAGTAGGAGATAAAAGCAATTGTCTACCATATTTAATAGTGGTATTGAATGCATCTATTTGATAATCTCTAGGTTCAAAGGGAAGTTTTAAATCTGCTAACCATTCTTGACTACACTTCTCATTTGATTTCTCTCCTATAACATCTTCAATTCCACCGAAATCAAATCCACGTTCTCTGCAGAACTCATCCACATAAGGAAGTAATCCGATATATATTTTTTTAGTTTTTAAAGAGAATAGTCTTACCTTTCCATCCCACATACGATTCTTGTAAGATGGCATAAATTTTGCGTTGGGAACTGTATAGGAAAAGAAGTCATATAAATCTCTTGCAAGAGAATCATCACAATTGACCTGCATAAAGACTTCATCAATCTTCCTAACGGTTACTCGTTCCACTCTATTTCCAGTTCTTCCCTACCATCCAACCGACCAATGATATTCTAGTACCGTGGGTTACAGGTTTTACTTGGTGATGAACGTGTGAAGGGAATACTATAATCGACCCTTTCTCCTTTGCAGAGAATGGTAGAGATTTGACAATATCATCTAACTGTAAAGTTTTTTGATTTGGTATTAATCTGTCAAATGTTTTATGTGCATCTATGTATTCGAATGCACCCCCCTCATAATCATCGGGGTCTGATAACTGTAAAGAGAAACTTAATTTTCTTTGTCTATCGCCATATTGTTTAAACCCTGCATCTGTATGCCAAGTGTAAAAATCTCCAACGGAACTATTAGGTCTATGCTGATATATTGTATATTGCAAGTCTTCGAGATATTCGTATTCCCACTCTTCCCATCCATTTGCAGTAACAATATCCCCAACTCCTTGATGTATTTTTTCCACTAAATTTGGTGACATAGGTTTCTCTTGAGTAAACCATTTTATATCTGATTTTCTTATTGTATCATTTACAAGATTACCCTTAGTTTCCTCTCCATCGGGGTCTGTTTCTTTCATCCCAACTTTACCGACATCTAAAGGAAGGTTCACTGCTTCAGAATGTATTTGTTGTACCTCTTCTTCAGTGAAAAACTTTGATATAAACGAACAAGTAGTATCTAATAACATTATGCACCACTCATAAATTTTCTCCAATCGATTGTATTTCTAATCGTTTGGTGTCTCCAAGTGATATTAGTCATACACTCTTTGAGGTAGTCTATAGTCACTTTAAGGTATTGAATTTTTGCGTTTAGTTCTTGTATATCTTTGTCTGAATTGTAGAACAATTGCAAATCATTTTTCATAACTTTTAATCCGTCTAATGGGTCATTACTCCATCCAAACTCTTTAATCTGTTCTTCTGACATCTTTCCATTATACCACAACCACTTATCTTTGAGTAAAGTGTCGTATTTGAATTGATATTGTTTTAAGACAAGAATTTTACTTGTAAGCATATCTTGATACTTTGCGTGAAGTTTTGGGATTTCTAAAGATGATTTGTCTAACTCGATATCATCGATTTCACAATCTTGTTCCCACTGTAGTTTAATTTCATCTAAGGTCATAATAAAGTCCAATAGTATTTTATACTATTATAACATATTTATAGTGTTTTAGGAAGTGGATTCTATCTCGTAATATGTAAATCTGAAGGATACTGTAGTTGATACAGCTTCAGAATCAGAACCCGATTCCAGTTCTAATGCACCTAATGATATAGGAAAACAATCGTGGAATCTAAGTAATTTATTTGGTAGGTTTTTATTGGTATTCATAACCAATGTTATATCACTATATTGATTTAAATCATTGTTAACAGCACTATAAGTTCCACTACCAGTCTTAACCGATTCTACATATGCTTCATATGCAGATGGGTCTGCGATTGGAACAATTGAATCCATCCAATCATAGATTTCTTTAAAGTTTTCTAAATCTTCATCTACTAAGAATGTCACATCTAGTGTATCAAAGGACACTTTATCGCCAGGGAAAAATGCATCCAATCCGATACCAGTAGCAGAAGATGTTTCTGTGAACTGAATGCCAGGAATGTTTACTGTCCTAACATAATATTCTACAGTAGGAACCTTATCTATTAATAGTCTAAAGTTATTCTTATTAAGAATTGATTTGTTGATATCAACCATTTATTTTCATTACTCTCTTGTTTGTTGAAGTATCGTGATAATCATTTTCTCTATACTCTCTAGTGACGACCTCTTCACATAGGTATCCGTCTTGTTCGTATAGTGTAGTGATTCTTCTACTGATAATTCCTTCTGTTGTTTCTTCACCATTTGGAAATGCTTTGGAAGACCAAGGGCCCTCTAAAACTTTTACTGTTCTTTCATAATCTGTCATTTCTTTCTCATTAAGGGGGGTGGAACATTCCACCCCACAATACTATTTATAGTTATTTTTCGGTTACAAACTCATTTAGCATTCTTGCAGTCACAATAACTTCTTCACCAGTGATTTCTCTTAGAGGTAAAGGTTTCTTATTGTTAGGATTGTTTTCGTTATGCATATAGATAGCGTCAACTTCCCTCTGATAGTTTTGAGTCAAAAGACCCTCTGCTTGTGATAATAAGTCGGCTCTGATTTCGAACCCCGATTTTGTTGAATTACTCATATTTTTCTCCTGTGTGTGTATGTGTAATGTACATCATTGTACCTTATATTTAGGTTGACAATGCACCCAACTTTTTGGTATACTAGTAGAGTAGGAAATCGAGACGGAAGTAAGATGGTTGTGAGAGGTTGTTCCGTATAGAAAAGGTGTTCCACACTGTTAAAGTCAATTAAGACGTGGCATATAATCGTGAGGTGTGGATAGAATCCGAACAGAGAAACACTTGAAATTTTTGACGAATTGGGATTGTGTGGTAAACGAATTTCTTTATGGTCACTACCTATTGACCTAGATAAAATTGAGGTAAGGCCTCACTAGAAGGACACGGTGTAAAGAATAGGGTATTCCCTAGACATTGAACGATTGAAGTCACTAAACAAAAAAAAAGGTCTCGTAAGAGACCTTTTTAGTATTACCCGAAGGTAATGAGACTTTCGTCTTACAGAATGTTTGACACTGCAAATTTTCTGTAGTACTGGTTAGTACCTGCTGATGCAAGTCCGTTTGCTGGTGTAGCACCGACAAATGGATTTGAAACCATACCATATCTAGTTTTGAAACCGATTTTTGGTTGGAATGTGTTCTCACCTACTGCACGAACCATTTGTAATGGAACGTATGGGCAATAGAAAAGACCAGCATCATAAGGGTTAGTACCTCTATAACCTACTGTTAAGTAGTCAACACCTGCATAAGGGTCAACATATACTTTAACTCTTCCGTTTAATAAACCAGCAAAAGTATTACCAGTGTCATCAACGTTTAGGTTAGTTGAAAGAGCAGGAGCGTAATCTAATACACCCGCCATTGACAATGCACTTGCTACGTCTGAAGAACATAGAATAAAGTTTCCTTTACCTCTTCTTGTTTCTTTAGCAATTGTGTTTGATTCTCTTTCGATTTGGAATAATAAACCTTTGAATTTCTCAACAGACCATCTTCCGTTTGCATCAACGTCTAAGTTGAATGTTCCAGCAGAAGCAGTTGCTGATGCACCTGTTTTTGCTTGTACATTTACTGTTCTAACAACTTCTCTGTTAATCTCTGCAAGAATTTCTGATGAAAGAATATTCGCAAGTTCTGACTCAGCGTCAAGACCGTGGATTGCTTTGAGGTCTTGTGCAAGTTCTAATGTGTATTCTGCTTTTAATGCTCTTGATTTTGCAGTCACAGTTGCTTTCTCTATTGAGAATGCCATCTGAGCAAAACCGTTTGATGCTTCAACATCACCTAATGCTTCTGCAGATGCAGTTGTCATACCTGAACCAGTATGAG